CATCATCGAGATGAAAAGGAAGAAGAGAGCAGATGAGATTGCAGAGAGAAAGATGGAAGAGCAGATGGGAATCAGACCTCCAGAGTTTAGGGATGAGGAATGACAATCATCATCTTAATTCTCTGTCTCTACATCTCATCCCTCCTCACAGTAATCTGCTGGTGGAGATGGAAAGAGAGATCCATCAACAAGAAGTTAGAGGAGGTCATCCTCTCCGTTCCAAGAGTGGAGGAGGCTCCTCTTAAGGTGAGAGACATCAAAGGAGATGTAGTAACGGGGAGTATGCATGAAGAAGAGGAGCTGGAAAGTGATGATGATTCAGTTGAGGTCAGAGAGTGGAGGAACGAACAGAATTGGCTAAACAGAAGAAAGCAACCAGAAAATTGAAAGGGAAATCATGTCACTGACAGAGAAAGAGAATCTTCTCAAAAACTACCTCGACAAACTGTATCTGGAGGGAGCTCAGGCTCGCTCTGTGGCAAGTAAGAATTGGGAGCAGGCAATTGAGACCATCCACGGTAATGTCTGGCCAAAGAGACGACCCAAGTATAAGGTCAATGCGGTGATGAACTTCCTCGCTCAGATAATTGATCGGAAAGCAGCTCTCCTCACTGACAGCCGTCCAACCATCACCATCACCTCCAGAAACAAGGTGGATGATCCAGTCTGTGAGGTGCTTCAGAAAACAGTTGAGGGAATCCTCGATGAGAAAAACTTCGAACAGAAACTCACCGAGTTCGTAATGCTGGAGGAGTACTTTGGATTTGCTCTCTTCAACACCTGTTATGATAAGAATCTCAACTATGGTAAGGGAGATCTCGATCTGGTGGTGATCGATCCCAGATGTTTCATCTTCGACCCATTTGTCACAAGATCGTGGAACCTCCAATATGGTGAGTACTGCTGCCTGGAGACAATCAAACCAACTGAACTCCTCTGTGAACAGTACTACGAGAGAAGAGATGATATCAAATCCGATCTCACCACCACCGAGACAAAAAAAGATTCCCTCGTTCAGAAGTTGATGGATCTCTTTGGCTTCTCAAAGTCATCTGGCGAGACCAGAACATCTGTCATCCCTCGTTCAATTGTGAGAGATTGGTGGATCAGAGACCGTACCTCAAGAGAAAAGGGAAAGTTGGTGTTTCCAAACTGGAGACACATCATCATCGCTGGGGGTGTGCCAGTTGAGGATGGTGCCAACCCATACATCGACAGTAATCATCCATTTGACGGGATGGAGTGGGGATTCAACATTGACTCAGCTTATGGAATGAATGAGGTGGATCAACTTGAGAATCCTCAGATCATGTTCAACAAACTCCTTGCTACTCTTCTCGAGAATGCCATCCTGATGGGAAATGGATTGTGGATTGGAGATTATGATGCACTCTCCAAAGAGGATTGGGAGAAGCTGACCAATGAGCCTGGCAGCCACGTCAGGGTGAGACCTGGGAAACAGCTTCGTCGAGATAGCCCTCCAGCTCTTCCTCAATATGTCACTGAGACATTGAATCTGCTGATCAATGGATTGGAGAAGCTATCTGGGATCACAGAGGTCACAGAGGGGAGACGGCCAGGTCAGGTCACATCTGGAGTTGCCATTGAGTCACTGGCAATCATGGCTCAGACCACCATCCGATTGAAGGCAAGACAGATTGAGGGATTGATCCAACGGATTGGGCAGAAGCTGATCCCTCGCATCTTCGCCTACTATACATCTGACCGAGTATTTAACATCGTTGGTAATGCAGGGAAGGTTCAGAAGTATCTCTACGAGAGAAAACACATCAGAGAAGTCATCGAGAAGAGAGGGATGCAAGCGTTTCAAGACTACCAGTTTAAAGTCATTCCAGCTTCCTCATTGGCAATGACAAAATGGCAAAAAGGTCTCATTGCTACACAGCTCTTCCAGATGGGGCTGATTGACAATATTGCAGCTCTTGAGGCACTTGAGTTCCCCAACAGAGAGGAGATCCTCAAACGGATGGCTGAGAATCCCCAGCCTCAACCTCAGCGTCACTCAAAGGGAGCAAAACTCCCAGCCAATCTGCTGAGAGGTCCAAAGAGCAGAGAGCTGGGTATGCAGGAGATGGTATCCAAATAACAGATGGAGGGAGGTGAGAAACAAATGGCAAAGAAAGGTGGCAGAAAGTTAGGTGGAATCAAGAAAGGTGGCAAGAAGGGTGGAGTGATCATGAGTTAATCTCAATTCAGTAAGAAGAAGGAGGAAGTCAGATGCCAAGAGATGAATCAATCCCTTCCCCATCAAAGAAGGGTAGAAGGGGCCCAGAGATGATCGAAGACGACCCATCCATCGTGAGTAAGTTGGATCAACTGGCAGCCAGAGAAGGTGGAGGGATGGGAGGAGCACCAGGTGGAATGGGTGGGGGTGGAGGAGAAGAGCAATCTGCCCAAGCCCTAATGCAGGGTGCCCAGATGATCATGCAAGCTGCCAAGATGAATCCTCGTCTCCAGCCAATCGTCAGTCAGGCTCTCCAGATACTTCAGCAAGGGGTGCAGGGTCTGGCAGGAGGTGGAGCAGAGGGAGGCGGGATGGAAGGTGAACCAACTGGAAGGAGAGAGAGGCCGAGACCACCAAAACGTGAGCGTGGAGCCTCAGAGGTGGACCAGTTTAATTATTAATCTGATCTCCCTCTTCTCCAAACCTCTCCTCAGTCAAAGGAGAGAAGAGAAGAACAAAGGAGGATGTGATGAATGAGGAATTAGAATTCGCAACAAAAGAAGATCTGGAAGTGATTAAGGCTGATCCTCGCTTGTCCAAATATTACCAAGCTGTACAAGCTGGGGTCACAAAAAAATTCCAATCCTTTGCTGAGGAGAGAAAATCCCTCCAAGAAACAATCGAAACCCTCAAATCGCAAAATGCAGAATTTGACGGGAGATTGGTGGAGTGGGAGAATTGGTTCACTCAGAATAAACCCCTCATCGAGAAGGTGGTGAAGATGGGTGAAGGCAATCTCGAAGGTGATGACCGAGGTAAGGGAAAAGGTGGAAAGATGAGAGAAGAAGTTGATGAACGCTATGAGAAACTGATCGAGACCATCAACAAAGCTGGTGAGCAGATTGAGCAGAGATTCAGTCACATGAATCGGGTGCTTGGCCTTTCGATGCAGTTGAATGACCTCTATCGCAGGAATCCAAAGATGGATGGCAATAAGGTGTTGGATATTGCAATAAAGAAAGGTTACTCTGATCTGGACAAAGCCTATCAGGATGATGATGCTTACGGTCAGGAAATTCTTGAAGGAAAGGTACAGGAGAAACTTGGGCCTCGGGTAGAAGAGGAGTTGGCAAAGAGACGAACCAATGTTGAAACTGGGAGCGGATCTGTCCCAATCAACTTCGAACTCCCAAAAGAGATGCCCAAATCCTTCACCGATGCGGGGAGTCAATTTCTTGAAGAGCGTGAGAAAGAGGCGAGCAAACCACCGAAGGTTTGAGAGGTGGACTCAACTCAAAAGTCGAACCTTCTTCTGAAAGGAGTATTTGATGAAAAGTTTAAGCAGCCACGACTTAGCTTACCTTGCTGGTTTGATGGATGGAGAAGGTAGTATTGGGATCAGAAAAGTCGTTGATCCAAGGATGTTAAACTTCCGTTATCACATTTTTATTGCTGTTGTAAATTGTGATAAATCAGTTTTGGAAGAGTTTAAAAATAAAACTGAAATCGGATGTATTTACACCAGAAAATCAACAAAAGGCTTTACCAATCGTCCTGTCCATCAATGGCAGATCAGCAGTAATCAAGCTGCTTCCATATTGGAAGCTCTCTTACCTTATCTTCGTATTAAGAGGCAGCAAGCAATTCTCTGTATTGATTTCAGCCATCATTTAGATGAATGCTGTCGGAAGCCTCTTACGGATGAGGAACTTGCAACAAGAGAAATGTATAAAATGGCTGTTTCTGCTTTGAATCAAAAAGGAACACTTAAAGATGCATTTGAAGAGGCTGAAAAACCTAAAGAAGGAGGTATAAATTAGATGAGCTTAAGTTATGATGATATGGACGCCGCAGTCAACAAAAAGTTCCTTCCAAAAGCGGTGGAACAAATATTCATTGGCAACGCACTTTTAACTAAACTCCTGGCAAAGAGTCAGGTCAATTTCGATTCTGGTCGTAAGATTGCCCAGCCAATAATCTATGGAAAGTTGGCTGGTGGATCTTATAGGGGGCTCGATCCATTTGACATCGGATACAAACAAACCCAGACCTACGCTGAGTGGGATTGGAAGAGCTACTATGTCAATGTGACGATCCCAGGTGACGATCTCGATACAGCAGAGGGTGATGTGAAGATCATTGGCATTCTCGCCACTAAGATGGAGACTGCCACCCTGACATCCCATGACGATCTCACCACGATGTTCTTCTCAGATGGGACTGGCAATTTCAGTAAGGATTTTGATGGCTTGCTGAATGGTGCTGACAGTGGTGCGGTCTATGACAGCTATGGTGGCATCAGCCGTGCAACCAACAGCTGGTGGGATGGGAAAGTAGATTCAACAGGTGGAGCAGTAACAATTGATGCAATCAACACCGCCATTGGCACGCAGACAATTGCACAGAAGAAACCCGACCTTGCCTTCACCACCCAGACCATCTATGATAAGATCTGGTCTCGTGTCCAGCCTCAACAGAGATTCCTCGATGGAAAATCAGCTCTGGCCCAGGTTGGATTCACTGGCATCAACTTCAACGGTCATATGGAGATCATCGTTGACAATCACTGCCCAACAGGATACATCTTCATGCTCAACACAGATTATTGGAAGTTGATCCTGAATCGCAAGCGTAATTTCAGCTGGACACCTCCAAAGACCCCAGTTGATGCAGATGCCTACGTCAGACAGATGATCACTCGTGGCAATCTCATCACCATCCAACCAAGGATGAGCGGATACATGA